CGCCTGCCCGGACGGCGGCGGGTTGTTTGGATGTGATCTGCGAACAGTTGGCCGCCAGTCAGCGTCCGTTGATTTTGGATGAGGCGGACTATTTGGTTACGCATAAGGGATTGGTCGAGCTGGTGCGCGACATCTACGAGGGCAGCCAAGCCCCGCTGATGTTGGTGGGCGAGGAGATGTTGCCGACCAAGCTGAAGAAATTCGAGCGTTTCCACGGTCGCGTGCTGGCTTGGGTACCTGCGCAGCCTGTCGATTTGGCAGACGCGGAAGAGTTGGCGAAGGTTTACGCACCTGATTTGACGTTTGAAAAAGATGCGCTGTCTTATTTGGTGGATTTGGCACACGGCTCGGTACGCCGCGTAACGGTCAATTTGGTCAATCTGTTGGAGCTTGCCAACCAGCAAGGCTTGGATACGGTAACGCGCGAGGTTTGTGCGAAAGCCGACCTGTACAAGGGCGAAGCACCTAAACGCGGGGTCAAATTATGAGCGTGACGACATTGACGAAGCCCCGCAACCGCCGACAAGAGATTTGGAACTGTCTGCGGGGCAATAAGGACAGGCTTCAGACAGTCTCTGAAATCGCCAAAGCCTGCCAACTGAGCGGGAATACGGTGTACACGTATCTGAAAGCTCTTAATAAAGGCGGGTTTGTGTCGATACAGAAGGGTTCGGACTTTTGCAGACCGTACGAATACCGACTGGAGCGGGATGCGGGGGTGGATGCGCCCCGCTTGTCTGATGACGGTCAGCCGTTGAAATGTCCGGTAACGGAAGCCTTGTGGCGGACGATGCGGATTTTGAAAACCTTTGACTTGGACAGCCTGACGGCCCACGTCAATATGACACACCCTGTCAGCCGCAGTATGGCCAAGGTTTATGCTCAACACCTTGAAGCGGCGGGTTATCTGAAAAATACGGGCAACGCTCGGAAAAAATCGTTTGTCCTTTTGAAGAATACAGGGTCGAAAGCACCGCAGCTTCTGGCTGTCAGAGAGGTGTATGACCCAAATATAAACGAAATTGTATTAAGGGAGGTTCCTGATTATGAATAAAAAAGATTATATGAAAGAAGATTGGTACGCAGTTTTGAAGGAAGAGGTCGAGAAAGACGGACTGATGAAGACTGCGGCAAAACTCCGATACAGCGCGACAAGCATCAGTCTGATTTTGAACGGTAAATACAACGGCAAGCCAGACAAAGTTGCTGCGAAAGTGGCGGATGTATTTCGCAAGGTGATGTGTCCGTTTGAAGGTCGACGGATGGAACGAGCCGAATGTATTGAAATCTCTCTCTCCCCCGCTCCGACGCATAACCCTATCAAAATGCAGCACTGGCGGGCATGTCAAAAGTGTGAAATTAAACCATGCGAAAAGCGTAAAAAGGCCGTCTGAAATGAGACACGAATATGCGGTACACGCCGGAGTCTATGAGGACACTTGGCACGATTATGAAACCCATAAACGAAGGAAGATTTGGCGGGCGGATATACGCGGCAAGCGGAAAGAAGGCTTTGCATGGTTGCAAATACGCCGACTGCGGAAACGCTTCGGGAGCAAAGAGGAAGCCAAGGAATGGGCGGCGCAGATTAAGGCGGATTGGGTACGCAATAATTTTTTTGCCTTGAGAAAATATTAAGTAATTGATTTATAAGGAAATAGGAAAATGTCTAATTTGTTTTGCGAACGAAAAACCAAGTGGATCGGTTTGGCATTTTGGTTGTTGTTTTGGACGGTTTGGGTGGGAACGATGCTGCACAGCTGCTCCAAGCCGGTGGTGTCGGCGGCGAAGTTGGAAATGTCGCGCCGCGAGCGGATGGCAGATTTGGAGGTCAAGGTATTGGAAGAGCAATACGAGTCAATGAGCGTCGAGGAAAAAATGAAAGGAATTGTTTATGAGCGATAAGGCATTGAGCCCTACGGCAAAAAAAGAGGCTTTGGAACGTGCGCTTAAGGAAATACGCGCGAAATATGGCGATAAGGCGATTGTGAAAGGATGTGTGAAATGAGTTTCGGACGACGTAATACGGATTGGCAGGCTTGGGGACAACACCGCAGGCGTGCGACGGCGCGAATGGCGCAAAAAAATAGAGAGCGTGAAATCGAGGAATATCAGGCGCGTTTTAAACGGCCTGCCGAGAAGAAGGAGGAGAAAAAATGATTTGGTTCGTTGTCGGATTGGCGGTGTTGGTGCTGTTGGGGATTTGGCTTGAAATGCTGGCCAGAATCGTTGTGTTGCACATGATCGGCAAATGCCATGACGGGTATGACGACAATTAAAACGGTAAGCCGTTGATGTTGCTCTATATTTTTTTTGCCTTGTTAAAAATATAAGGTATTGATTCAAAAGGATTTAAAAATGAATAAAGAGAAAATCTTAGACAAAATCAAGAAATGCTTGGCTTTGAGTAAGTCGGCAAATGAACATGAAGCCGCACAGGCATTAAAGCAGGCGCAGGCATTAATGGAAAAGTATGAAGTCAATGCTGTGGATATTGCCTTATCAGAAGTCTCTGAACAGAAAGCCGATCGAAAAATGGCTTTTAAATTGGCAAATTGGCAATGGAGTGTTGCAACTATGATTGCCGATGTATTCGGATGCAAAACTTACAAACGCGCGAAGACGATGATGTTTTACGGCATTGGAAATCGAGCAGAAATCTCAGCCTATGCCTTTGATGTAGTTTATCGGCAGATTTCCGCCGAACGCCGCAAATTTTTGAAAGCCTGCCGAGCAAGAAAGCCCGCACACAGAACTTATCTTGCCGACCAATTTTGCGATGGTTGGATTATGGGTGCTTGGGTGGTAGTCAAAAAATTCGAGATGTCTGATGAGGAGAAAGCCATTATGGACGGATACGAAAAGAAAAAACATCCGGGTATGGTCGAAGCGAGAACAAGAGATGCGAAATCGTCAATCCTACAAGGGTCAACAATGGAATATGAGGCATTCTTTCAAGGAATGGAATCGGGTAAACAAGTGCAGTTACATCATGCCATGAATGGTACAGACGGCGTGAAACAAATTGGAGAGCAAAAATGAATGCAAAAGAAATCACCGAATGGATCGAAGACCGTGGCGAGCTGATGGTCATGAAGAAGGATTGCGAAGGCTTTGTGATTGCAGCGCGTGCGCCGGATGGGATGTGGAAGACTGCCGAGGCGGAAACTTTGGCTCGGGCGATAACTTTATGGGAGGAAGTGTGATGGACATTGAGCAATACAACCCTAAAAAAAGTCCGAAATATAGCAACTTTATTTATAGATTTTTGAAAAAGAACAAAAAAATTATACCGCATAGAGGAATGCCGGTTATCGAAAAGTTTGACACATTAGGTATCTGGCGGATCGGATGGCATGACAACGACGGGTGGTTTACCGGTGCTCCCATCAGTTTTTTACCCAATGGCAAGGTAGAGATTTATGCATTTAAGCCAGGCGGACAAGTTGTCGAACAAGTCAAATGGTGTGATTACAAACGTATTGGAGCCTGTGCTATTGACGGGCATGCGCATAAATGGCGCGAAGTTAATAAAAACAGCCGGTGCTGCGAATACTGCGGCCAATGGATACGGCGAAAAGTCAAAACTTTAAAAATTATCCGTCGCTGCGATGTTTGGGAGATCGAAACATGATTTGCCGTTGCCCGAACTGCGGGGCGGTGCATAGCCTGGACAGCTTAATCAATGACGCAGACGCATCAGCGGTATTAAAAGCTGTGTTGGAGATGGATGCGGCGTTGGGCAAGGCGGCCATCCGCTATATCGGGCTGTTCCGCCCCGCCAAGTCGCAGTTGAGCTGGTCGCGGACGGCGAAGCTGTTGAACGAATTGATGCCGATGATTAAGGCCGAAACCGTCGAGCGCGACGGCGTGTCCTATCCCGCCCCTGCGGCGGCATGGATACATGGCTTTACCGAAACGCTGGCCGCGCGCGATGCAGGCCGTCTGAAAACGCCGCTCAAATCGCATGGATACCTGTACGAAATCGTCAGCAAATGGCAGCCGTCGGCCGCTGCGGCAGTGCCTGCCTGTCCGATGCCTGCGGATGCGGCGGCAGTCAATACCAAGCTGCGGCAGGGTGTGCACGCGCTGACGCAGTGGGCAGGCGAAGACTGGCTGAAACAGGAAATTGCGGCAGGTTTCGCCCTATTGGCCGCACAGAACCTCAAAGGCCGTCCCGCGGCGCAGGATTTGCCTGTTTTGGCCGCGTTGTGGGAGCAGAGGTTGATGGAGCACGCGGTTGCACGCGGAGAAGTGAAGTTGATTGCGGAAACGGACAGGATGCGGATTCAGACGGCCTTTAAGGCCTTACAGGATACGCAGGAATGGCCGAACGTCATCGAGCTGATCCGCGCCCTGCCGCCGCGCCTGATACCTCGTTCGATGTTGGCGAAACCGCAACCCGACCGAGCAAAAGGACGGGAAGAGTTGGCCAAAGTCAGACAGACTTTAAACCGGAAAGGAAGTGAAAAATGAAATTGTCAGCAAACGAAGAAGCAATACTGGCTGAATTTGTCGGCTACTACTGGTTGTTATTTGCCATGTGGTGCGAAGAAAACGGCCATACGGTAGGAGATGCCGAATCAATCAGGGTCAAACTGGAAAGCCCTTAATCATCAACTAGCAAAAAGGAAAAAGAAAATGGCTAAACAACGTATCAAACAGGCGGCAATCGAAGCCGCACAAGACAAAACCGAGGTAACGGCGCATATCCGCACGATTGGCGACCTGAACCGCGAAATCAAACGCTTGGAAACCGAAGCGGGCGATAAAAAAGCGGTGATTGAAGAAGAATACGCCGCGCTTGCCGCTCCGTTGAAAGCCGAGTCGGAACGCCTGACTGCTGCCGTTGCCGCCTACTGTGAGGCACACAAGGACGATCTGACGGAAAACGGCAAGACCAAGACGGTGGATTTTGTGACGGGACTCGTCAAATGGCGTATCCGCCCGCCTAGCGTCAAGGTAACAGGCGTCGCCGCCGTCTTGGCATGGCTCTCGGAGAAATCCGCCTTTGCCGAGTTTGTCCGCACGAAGAAGGAAATCGATAAAGACGCTATCCTGAATCAAAAAGAGCGTTTTTCAGACGGCCAAGTTCCGGGGATTAAGATTGTGTCGGGGCTTGAGGATTTTGTGATTGAGCCGACTGAGCAGGAGTTGGCGTGATGGCAAAAATTGTTATTACGATAAAAGACGAGATGCCAGTAAACGGCTTGAACGGCGTGACCATCAGTTATGACGGCGATTTGGAGCCGCAAGGCGAACTGACGATGGCGCAGATGACGGCTTATAACATCAAGAAATTGATGGATGCGGTTGAGTTTGAGACCGCAAAAAGGCTGAGTAAAGCAAATTGACCCACGGCGGGGAACAACCCGCCATTTTTGAAAAAAGGATTAGATATGTGGTTTAAACAAGTTACTCCATTCCGTGTGTTTGAATTGCCAGAAGCTGAACGCCTCAAAACAGCAATTGCAGAAAACTGGTTTTGTTCTCCTTCCGGATTAGACTGGTTTAGTGAAGGCTTTTATTCTCCGGTCCCATTTGGGCATCCTATTATTTTTGAAGCTCAAAAGACTATGCTTATCAATTTGATGCGAAAAGAAAAAATATTACCCATTGCGGCCATCAAGCATAAATTGGACGAACAGGTTGTTAAGATCCAAACTGCCGAAGGCCGTAATGTCGGTCGCAGAGAAAAGCAGGAATTACGCGAAAAAATTATCGACGACCTGCTGCCTAAGGCGTTGATTAAAAGCAGCCGCACTTATGGTTTATTTTCTGGCGAGTATTTATTCGTTGATACGGCAAATCGCCGCAAGGCCGAAAACCTGTTGACCAAGTTGCGCGAAGCCCTTGGCGGGCTGCCTGCTCAACAGCCTCTCACCCGTCAATCGCCGGCATCATTGATGACCAATTGGCTGTTGCAGGGCGAAGCTCAAGGTCGGTTCATGCTGGATTCTGACGTTACCCTGGTCGGTGTGGGCGATGTTGCTCCCAAAGTTAAAATCAGCCGCAAAGACCTTACCGCCACTGACGTGGTGCAGCACGCCAAAAACGGCATGAAAGTAACCGAACTTGGCTTGATTTGGAATGACCGCGTGGCATTTATCCTGACGCAGGATTTAATACTGAAACGTATCCAATGGCTGGATGTTGTGCAGGAAGAAGCTGAAGGCAGCTGCGATGATGCGGAGAGTATGGCTTATGCCACGCAGCTACTGATGGAGGCTGCACTGAGTGCGATTCTTGGTGAGTTGGTGGAGTTGCTTGGAGGCTGGCAGGAATGATGGATGGTTGGGATTTTTAAAGCTTGATTAAAGGCCGTCTGAAATGGGGTTTAAAACCTGTTTCAGACGGCCTTTTTGTTTTACCGGAAATAATTTTGAAAATGTTATTGACTATGCGAAAATATCGCGTATAATACAACTCATCAGGAAGCACAAAG